AGCAGAAGAACCTGCGGCTCAGGAAGAAACTGCTGAAGAATCTGTAGAGGAAACTTCAGAAAGCAATCTACAAGACACTGTAGAGTTATTTGATCAACTAGATAGTATATCAAAAGACTTGACAGGTGGAAAAGTAGAAACATTAGAGGACTTTTTTGAAGAGTATAAAAGGATGAGAGATTCATCTGATACTCAATTTAAAGATGACTACATTAAAAATGCAGTCGAATATTACAATAAAACTGGATCGCTTACACCTTATTTAGAAGCAACTTCAGTTAACTATGGGGAAATGTCTGACGAACAAATCATGAGACGTGAACTAGAACAGGCAAACCCTACCCTATCTGCAAAAGCAATTGAGCGTTTGTATAATAGAGACATAGTTAACAAGTATTCTTTAGATGAGGATAAGTATGATCAGGAAGAGGTAGAACTTGGTAAGGAACTTCTGAAAGCAGATGCGACTAAACTGAGGGATAAGTTTGTTGACGAACAAAAAAACTTTACTCAACCTGAAATTGAAAAGACTGAAGAAACTGAAACTGTAGACAATACTGCCCAAATGGAGAAGTGGACAGAAACCGTTACATCTAATGATTTTACTAAAGACGTTTTAGAAAACAAACGTATTTTAATAGATTATAATGATGAGAAGTTTTCTTATGAAGTGGAGAATCCTGAAGAGTTAAAGGCTATGACAGTCGATAACAATAAGTTTTTTGCACTTTTCAAAGACGACAAAGGTAATGTTGATTTTGACAAATGGTACAGAGTATTGGCTTACGCTTCAGATCCTGAGGTTTATGATTCATCTCTTATTGCACATGGTCAAGAAATAGGTCAAGAAAAGGTTGTTTCGGATTTGAAAAACCCAACTAAACCTACAAAAAGTACACAGCAATATAAAACACCATCTAGTCCTTTAGAGGGATTAATTGGTGCACTGAGTAGAGGTGACTCGGATGTTAAAATTATTCGTTAAACAAAATTAAAATTTAAAAAATGGAAAATTCTAGTTATATAAGTTCTTTATCATTCCTACAGCACTCATTTGTGCAAGGAAGAGAGATCTTATCAAGCGTCTTAGACGTACAAAACGAAGAGGAAGGATTCCTTGACGTAATGCAGGCATTAGGTAAATTAAAACCTACTAGCCAACCAGTATACCACGCATTTGTAAATGAAGCGTTGTATAAGGACAATTCAATTGAAGTAAAAACAGCAGGAACTGGTACAGGCTCACAAGCAGGTATTGAAACTGTTGCTGTTGGTAACGCAAGAGTTGGTGATCTTATGATGGGTGCTTCTGGTCAAGTATATTTGATCAAAGCAATTGCATCTAATGGTGATATCGACTTTACACCAGTAGATGGTGCAGGAGTTGCTGCTGATTACGGTGCAGGATCAAAACTTGTTGTATTCTCGAATGCACAAGGTGAAGGATCTGGTTCTCCAGACCCAATCAAGTATGGTCTTACTAAGCAGTCTAACCGAGTGCAAATCTTTAAAAACAAATACAGAATTTCTGATGTTGCAAAAGCGTCTAAAATTACTGTTGAGTATAAAGGTAAGCCTTACTTCATGTACAAAGGTACTTACGAAGCATTACAGCGTTTTAGAGGTGATATCTCTAATGCATTGATGTTTGGTCAAGGATCAGGTGACTTCTACGCAGGAGCGTCTGTAGGTGACATGTCAATTGGTGGAAATGCAGTACAAACTACTAACGGTCTTAAGCAAGAACTTAAGAATGGTGGTATTTTGAATTCTGGATCACCTTACGATCATGATACTGATGTTCTTGCAACATTGTCTACTTTAACTGCTGCTTTGAACAAAGCAAGAGCACCAAAAGACTACTGGATGTGGTTAGGTACTTCTGCTAACATTGCTATTGACAATGCATTGAATGGGTTGAATTCAACTGGTTTAACTGGTGCTAGATTCTCAGTAGATGGAAAGAATATTGACTTAGGTGTTGACAAGTTTAGCCTTTACGGAAGAACTTGGAACAAGAAGCAATTATCAATCTTAGATCACAATGAACTAGGTTCTACAGTAACAGGATCTGGTGAGATTTACCTTGTACCAACTGGACAAGTTAAAACCGCAGGTGGTGGTGGATCACAAGATTACCTACAAGTACGTTACTTAGAAGGAGATGGAAACAACTTCTCTTTCAGAGAAACTTTGACAGGTGGACTTGCTCCAACTCCAACTAGTGCTGATTCAATTCTTGACGTAAACTACCAGGCTATTATGGGTCTAGAAGTTTTAGGAAAAGAACACTGTGCACTTGTAACAGGATTCTAAGAATCTTTTAATAATCCTAAGAAGGGGGGAGTTAACCCTCCCCTCTTTTTTATAAAACTTCAACAATTATGATTAAAACAAAAGAATACAATAACGTAAAAACACCGCCTCAATTAAAGAGAAATGAGGTAAAAGTGTTTCAATATTTAAATGTGAAAAACGATAAGCAAAATCCTGGAAAAGTGATTATGCCTTCTGTTCACATGATTCCTCAAGTAGACAGGGTTTACGACAAAGATTTAGATGATTATGTAGATATTGCATCTATAGCATCAGTAGGCATTGGCGGTAAACCAACATTTAGCACTATACAGTTTACGAAGCAGGAAAAAGGATTAATGGCATTAAGAGGCAATAAAACAGGAGATAGAGAAATCTTTCAATATTTAATGTTGTCTAACTATAACGCTTCTAATCCTGATAGGGATACAAGCATTGTTCCTTTATTTAAATTAGTAGAGCCTAAGAAAGAGGCTGCTGATAGCAGAAAACAAAGAACTTTAAGAAGGGACGCTATGAATGTCGCTGCTGAACTTTCTGCTGCTGAGGTAAGAGAATTTATTGCAGCATTAAATAAAGATGAAAAAAGAGATATTTCTATTCTTAGAGATGAGTTAGAAATTATGGCTGAAAAAGATCCACAACAATTTATAACATTAAGTAAGGATAAAAATAAGTCTATTCAAGCGAACTGTAAGGCTGCTATAGATAAGAAGATTATTAAGTTTGATAAGGCTTCTAGTTCATTTATATGGATTTCTACAGGAGAGACTATAGTACAGATACCAAGATCATCTAAAACAAGTTATTTGCAAGGGTTCACCAACTTTGTTTTGAGTAACAAAAATGGGGAATTAGTCTACGAAGAAATCGTAAAATTGCTTAAATAATTTGTTGTTGGTTTGTTTTGAAAGTCGGCCAAGGGAAATTAGTACTGAGGCCGACTTTTTTTTTTCGTAAAATATGAGCACATTTAAAGATGATACAATAGAAGTATCTATAAATTTTCTATTAAAATTCAATATCACTTCCATTCCAAAACTAGAGGTGACAGATTCGTCTATTGCCACAGTAGAGGGTGAAAATCAGACTGCTTATGTTTTTGTAAGAGTTACTAGACCAGATGGAATTGTTAGAGAGCCAGACATGGATAACCCAGATATGACTATTGTGTTTAGTAGTGTTCCTACAAAGCCGCCTGAAAGTAAATGGGATTACACATTACCACTTTCCTCGTCTGATGGAAGACCGTCAGAAGGGATTTATAGGGTAGATTATTTATTTAGAGTAGGTTCAGATTCAGATATTACAACACGTTCAAAAGAAATTGATTTTAGTTTTGATTATAAAACTTTAACATGTATAAACTTGATAGATGAGTTTACTCCAAGCGTAAAGGTTAGAGATACAACAGAAGACTACACAGTCTCAAATTATGATTTAATAACAGTCACACGATCTTTTCAATCTTCTAATGGTACAGGTCTTGAAATTGATAATTATATATCTACAGGGCTTACAGAGGAGGATAGGACTTTTGACTTGAAAGATCAGGAAGGAAAATACCAAGACTCTACATATACTACATATGTTGATGTCGTATGCAATCACAAACATAAAGAGTACGATTGGTTTTCTGTAGATGTGAAATTAAATAAAACAATAACCACAGAAGTATTTAAGGCTCCAACTAGGGCGGAACTCTTATCATTTATAGACACTATAAGAAATTTAATGGATACTTATGTTAACTATAATGATACGTTGTATGCAAAATATAGTAAAGATTATGAATTTGTAGTATCAAGTTTTCAGCATTTTGAAGATAGATTGTCTGAAAGAAAAACAGGTCAAGACACAACAGAAATATTAAGAGATATGTTGGATGTCATTAGGAATGATGTCCCAAGAACTCATACAAATGAAGAAATTACACCAGTAGATATTACAGAGTATATTCCTTCTGTAGACTGGGATCAAATAACAAACATTCCAGTATATAACCCATTTGCAACATACGAAAAAAAATTTCCTACTCCTAAGTTAGAATGGGAGGTTATACATAGTTTAAACAAAAAGCCTACGGTTACACTCGTTGATGACTATGAAAATATTGTGTATGGGGCGGTAGAATATGTAAATTTGAACATTATTAAAATAACATTTAACACATTAACCTCTGGTAAGGTTTATATAAATTAATACATCATGGCAATAGACTTTTTACATCATCTTGATCTCAATCAGAATCAAGTAAAAAATGTCGTAATAGACAACATCACAACCGATGCGTTTAAGGAACTTAACGCAACCGATGATACAGGAACAGCACCAGTCGCAGGACAGGCTGTATTTATCACAACAACTGGCAAGTTTAGATTTTACGATGGATCTGCTTGGGTAACTCTAGGGGAAACCTTAACTGAGTCTGAGGTAAGAGCAATGTTTGAGGTATCTGATACAGGTGGTGATGGTAGTTTATCCTATGATAAAGATACAGGTAAATTTACTTACACAGGCCCAAGTGCTACTGAGGTAAGAGCACACTTTTCACAAGGTACAGGTATTACTATTACTGATGGTCAAATTGCAACCACTATCACGCAATACAGTGATGCAGACGTACAGGCTTATATAAGTCAAGGTACTGGTGTTACTATAAGTGCAACAGGTCAAATATCTATTGGTCAAGCAGTTGAAACAACTAGCGAAGTATCATTTAAATCAGTTACAACAGAGGGTGATATTAAATCTACAAAAGGAAATCTTGAAATTGCAGGTAATGCTGTAATTAAAGGAAACCTTAGTGTTGAAGGTGATACTGTAACAGTTAACCAAACGCAGGTAAATGTCCAAAACGCTTTTGTATTTGAGGGAGCATCAGCAGATGAGTTTGAAACAACTTTAACTATTCAAGAGCCAACAAAGGATCAAACAATAAAACTACCAGATGCTACTGGAACAATTGCATTAACATCGCAAATTAATACTTTCGATGCTGATGATGCTAAAACTGCTGTAGGTGCAATGGTTACTGGTAACACAGAAACTGGTTTATCTGTAACTTATCAAGCAAGTGATCAAACTTTAGACTTTAAATTAACAGCAGATCCAACGATTACTTTAACAGGTGATGTGACTGGTTCTGGTACAATGACTAATCTTGGAAATGTTTCTATTGCATTAGATACTGTAAAGAACAAAGCGTACTCTGCACTACTGCCAAAAGAAGCAGCAGCCAATAGTATTGGTGTTTCACATGGTTTAAACACAGAAAATGTTATTGTTCAGTTGTATAAAGGTGGTAAGTTAATTTATGCAGATGTAACAGTAAAAGATAAGGACACCGTCCTATTAGAATTTGCAAAAGATCAAGCAGTAGGTACAATAAAAGTAAACATTTTGTCGGCTGCTGTCTAAAAACAATTAAGACATGGCAATAGAATTCATTCACTCGTTAGAAGTAGCAGGGGATTTAACAGTAGATGGTGTAATCTCAAAAAGTGATGGAGGTTCTTCGACACAATGGGATACTGCATACGGTTGGGGTAACCACGCAGATGCGGGATATTTAACTTCAGATCACAATCATGATACTAGATATTTAAAACTATCTGGTGGAACTATAACCAGTGCAACAAGTGTAGGGTTAACAATAAATCATAACACTTTTAATGCAGGATTAATACTTGAAAGAAATCATGCTTCTAATGCTGCTTCTATTAAGTTTAAAAACACTACCTCAACACAAGGAACATTATTTGCTATAAGTAGTGATAATTCTTTGTATTGGAGACATGGTGATGAAACAGATAACTACAAGTTATGGACTGCAAAAGACTTTTCTGAAACGGATGTTGCTAACGGAGTTACAGCCTACGGATATGGTAACCATGCTGATGCAGGATACATCAAAACAATTCCAAGAACTTATGGTAATGCTACTACAATATTAGATAGAGCAATTGAATTTCATGACAACGGAGGTGATTTATCCTGGATTGTTGGTGCAGATGATAGAGGTGGAGTTGGTACACCAGGTCAAAATGCTTTTGTAATTAAAACATTAAAAGGAACAAGGTTTCCACAAGACACAACTTGGAATTCAAAAGGAACTGAGGTTTTTGGAATAGACGACAGTGGTAATGTTGGTATCAATGTTGCCCAAGCAGACTATATTGAAAGAGTTAATATTGGTGGTAATATTAGTATCACAGGTAGTATTAAGGCTGATGGTTATAAGCCTTCTGAATGGGATGCTGCTTATACCTTTTCTACAGGAACTCACGCACCAACAGATGCAGAAAAAAACGTACAATCAGATTGGACTGAGGCAACTACGACAAGCGATGCTTTTATACTTAATAAACCTAGTATAATAACAACTGGTCATACAAATGCTCTTTTTACCTCATTAGACGATGTAGATGATAATAGAGTAGACAGTCAAACCAACTATGAGGCTGCACCACACGCAAACCATAGTATAGTAATGACTCTGAAAAATGACGCATCTACAGGTAGACGAGCACAGTTATTTTTTGGTGACACCACAGCAGGAGGCATGCATTTAAGACTTCATCAAGGTGGTGAGACTTGGCATCCCTGGAAGAAAGTATGGACATCTAATGAGTTTTCAAGTGCTGATGTTGCTAACGGAGTTACTGCACATGGTTGGGGTAATCACGCAGACGAGGATTACTTAACTGCACTACCTAGTCACAATCATGATGGTAGGTATTTAAAATTAAACCCAAGGCTTTCTGCAAACGCAGATACAATAACTCAGTCAGGAATTCATATTTGGGATGTTAGCGAGGCTACAGATGATCCTGAAGGTGCATCAGATGGTTTACTAACTACTAAGTTTTGGGATTCTTCAGGTTGGGCAGTACAGTCTTACCATGACTTTCACCATAATAAACTTTACATAAGAAGTAGACAAAATAGTAAGTGGCAAGATAAGTGGGCACAAGTTCACACAACAGATAGTTTTACAACTAGTGATGTTGAACAAGGTCAAACAGCCTACGGTTGGGGTAATCATGCCGATGCAGGTTATATTACAAGTATACCTATAAATAGTAAATATGTAAGAAGTGATGTTGATGATGAGGCAACAGGGAAAATTAATTTTGCCTATCAGGTTGCTGACTTTAATGATATTAATGGAGGTCTTGGTGTTACACCTTTTAAGGGTGCTTTCCAAGCAAAAAACAGACCTGGTTCTGGTAATTATGCAACAGGTTTAGAATTTACATATCATGACAGTAAAGCAAGAACACAATTTGCAGCAGCAAGTTCTGGCAACAACAACACTGGAGAATTATATGTAAGATCTGAGAAATGGGGAGAAGATAAAGTCTGGAGTGATTGGTGGAAAATATTACACACTGGTAACTCAAATACAAGTAACTGGGATACAGCCTACGGATGGGGTAACCATGCTGACGGTGGATATCTTACATCTCTACCTACTCATGGTCATGAAACTATTCAAGCCTCATCAACATATTCTATAGACGTAAAAGATCATGGAAGTCATACTTGGTTTAGAAATGCTACAAATATGTGGACTTTCCAAGGTGGATCTAGTGGTGATGATTGGACACAAACATTTACTCATTACTTACCAAGTAGAACTACTGCCAATGCTCTAATGATGGAGATTGGACAAAGAGATTCTAATGCTGTTGATGGTAGTTATAAAGGTGTTAGAATTGTAAAATATGCAGCAAGTAAAGTTGTTGATGGTCATTTACAAGTTGGAACTATTTCTATAACAGACGGATCATCAGATAATTGGAATACAGCCTACGGTTGGGGAGACCATGCAGATGGTGGATATTTAACGTCATATTCAGAGACATCAGATCTAGAAAGTGTTCGTGCAAGAGATAATAAAATTGCAGGTGTAATTAACTTTACTCCTGATACTGGAGATATATTACAGGTAGATGGTCAGGTAATACTTAAAAGGACAACAGCAAACGGAGGAATAACTATCGGTCATGATGATTCGGTAATTATAGCAGGTGGTGATACGTCAGGTACATTAAATACCAATATTAATAATGCAGAAGAGACTGTATTTATTGGTGCTGAAGGTGGTCTAAAAGTATTTGCATTTCCAGATAATATGTCTGGAGGATGGGGTGCTAGAAAAGAATGGAGATTCCAAAATGATGGTGATACAGACTTTCCTGGAAAATTATACCCAAGTGGTGGAAGTACGCACTATGTAGACAGCACAAGAATTGCAAACTGGCAAACAGCCTATGGTTGGGGTGACCACTCAACAAGAGGATATCTCACAAGATCTAAACCTGAATCACCAAAAATCGAATCAAGAATAGTTGGTGACACAATAGAGGTTGTTATTACTGCATCTAGCACTAGTAAC